CCAATGATTTAAATTTCACAGATTATTCTTTATTTTCCAATTATTCTGTATTTTTACTGAATTCAACTAAAAATAAATATTTTTTAAGAATTAATAAATATAATGGATTTTTTAAATATTCTAATCCTCTTGCGGGTATAGATTTAATTGTTGAAAATGACAAAATTAAAATTAATTATTTCATGATATATGATAAAATGTGTTGTGATATTACGGGAAAAATTTATGGAGAAAAGTTATTAGATGAAAATAAATCTAATGAAGTAAAAAAATTTTTATTAAATTATGCTGAAAAAATAGCAAAAAAAAATAATTTAAAAGTGATACAATGTGATGTTCATGAAAATTTAAAACGTTTCAATCATTATTTTAAAAATGAAGGATTTAAATTGACTGATATGAGATGTAATGATAACGGTTTTTGGATAGAAACATATAAAAAATTATAATTTATTCAAATATTGATTAAATAAATTTTTATACACTGGGATAAAATTCCCACCCACAATCAATACAAATTTTTTTCCAAATTTCATCTTGAATCCTAAGTTTTTGTCTGGATTTAAGAAGTGGAAAACTTAAAACAAATTCATCAAAACCAAGAAGTTGAAAAAATTTATGCAAAACATAAGAATAAGATAAAAAGTTTATTCTATCTTTTGGACAATGTCTTTCAAATGGTTCTTGAATTTTATCAAACATTTTTTTTAATGTTTCTTCAGTATTTCTATTTATACAAGGTGCAGGTTTTCCTGTTATTTTACTAATAATGTAAGCAATGTGTTCATAATAATCATTTAATTTTAATTTTTTGAGAATTTTTTTAACTCTATCAATTTTTGTATAGTCTATAACTTTAATTCTTTGTTTTTTTAATTCTAATTTAATTAATTCTATAATTTCAACAGGTATTTCTGTTGATTCTTTTGCTTGGAACTGACTTAACCCGTAACAAATAATTAAATTTTCATTTTTCATATAAAAATATACATTTAATTATTTTGGACTATACCTTAAACCAGATAATAATAATTTAAATATAATATGACAAATTATTACATATCCAGTCCATATCCATCTAGTCTCTGAACCTTACACCTAGTCTAAATTAGGAGTCTTGGATGCAGATAAATTTGCTTATTAAATATCTTTTATTTATCAATTACAACAAATAATCAATATCATAATTTCATAATATTTTTACCATTGGGTACGACAATTAATCGTGTTCCTTGAATACATTGATGTAAACAAGTGGTAATTATGATTTTGCAAATTGTTCCCGCAATTTGGATATGTCCCTTTTACATTAATTATAAATAGTGGATTAATATAAAAAGTAGCCATTGGATTTGACAATGACTTTAGCGAGCAGTGCAAAAAGTAAATTCCACTCGCAAAAATGATTTTTTCTTTTGTATGGAAATGTTGGTTTTTCAACCATTGGTTCTTTATAATTTGTAATTTCATTTTCAATAATACAATTTTCAACATCTCCACATTTCATACAAGCATAAATTCCTTCTGAATAAATTAAAACTTTTTCAATTCCACAATCAGGACAAATTTTTGAATATTTTTTTTTTGAATTATATCCTTCCAACGATGTTTTATAATCATCATATAATTTTGCTCTGTCAGTAATACTATATTCTTCTGTCTCATTAATATTATTTTGTTCTTCTTGAACATTTTTATTATCGACATTTATAAATTCAAAAATATCATAATTATTACCTTTAATTAATGTTTCAACATTTTTAACTCGTTTTCTTGTACTTTTTTTTTCTTTTTTATTTTTCTTTAACATTTCATTCAGTGTATCTAATGTTGATGTTTTAGTTGAATTAAAAATTTGTGTTCCATCCAATTCCCATTCATCAACAGGCAATAAATCATTTTGTTTTTTTGAAATATTTAAATTATCATTTGTATTTAATTCATTATTATCACATTTATAGTGATTATTGTCTTTTGTTATATCTTCATTTATTTCACTTTTAATTTGACCATCTAATATATCATAATAATTAAATAAAATTTGATAAGTTTTTGCATAATATTCTGTTTCATCTTCATAATTATTTATTTCTTCAATTTCATTTTCAAGATTTGAAATATTTTCAATTAATTTTGCTCGCATTTCAATAAAATTAGGCAAACTCACAAATTCGGATCTTTTATTATCAAGTTCTTCCAAGTCATTTTTAAGCTTTGATAATTTAATAATTTTATTATCAACATCATCTCTTTTTTTGCTAAACTCTTCAATAATTTTTTTGTGCGAACTATCAAGCGTATCAACATTTGTTAGATATTTGTTTTTATCAGGTTTAAATTTAAACTGATTATTCATATATATGAATTTAAAATATAAGGAACTTTTAAATTAAAATTTTTTATATATAGAATTATTATTATTTTTTATGGATTTAATATAGATTTATAATAATTTCGGTTAAAAAAATATAAAAAATATATAAATATTTTTTGTTTTTTTTAAATTTTTTTTTTCTAAAACTATAATATATAATAACACAATGGGTGGTGGTTTAATGCAATTGGTCGCTTACGGAGCACAAGATGTTTATCTTACTGGAAATCCCCAGATCACATTTTTTAAAGTAGTATACAGAAGATATACTAACTTTGCTATCGAAACTGTTGAATTAAATATGAATGGTACTGCTGATTTCGGTAAAAGAGTTACTGTCACTATTACCAGAAATGGTGATCTTGTCACTAGAATGTACTTAAGAGTTGAATTAGGACAAGTTACTATGAACAACTTTCCTCAAGATGAATTATCTAGAAACCAATACTTATTTGCTTGGGTTCAAGAAGTTGGAAACTACATCATCAATAACATCCAATTCGAAATTGGTGGTTCTCAAATTGATAAACACTATGGACACTGGATGGCTACTTGGCACGATCTTACCAAAGATGTTAACACTGAACCTGCTTACAGAGCCCTTGTTGGTAATGTCCCTGAATTAACTGCTCTTAGAGCTCCTGATTCTCAAGGAAACTTTACTCAAGACTATGTGCTTTACGTTCCTTTGATTTTCTGGTGCAACACCAACTCTGGTCTTGCCCTTCCTTTAATCGCTCTTCAATACCACGAAGTCAGACTTTGGATTGAATTTAACCCATTCGATGCATTGATTTGCCATACTAACAACATTACCTTAAATAGAATTGGAAATGGTATTGGTGTTTTCAACGATGCTTCTCTCCTTGTTGATTACGTTTACATTGATACTGAAGAAAGAAGAAGATTTGCTCAAGTTGGTCACGAATACCTTATCAACCAACTTCAATTCACCGGTGTTGAAGCTGTTAACAACAATCCTCTCAGAGTTAAACTTGGATTTAACCATCCTACCAAAGAATTCATCTGGAGAATTTGCTCTGGAGACTATGTTAGCAGAAACTCTCCTTTCCTTTGCTATTCTCACACTGATGACTGGTCTGATGCCCTTAACTATGCTGCTCAAAACTTGATTTCTGGTTCTGTCACCATTGGTGAAATTGGAGCTGGTCCTCAATCATCTCAAGCTCCTGAAGTTAACATCAGCTCTGTCGCTTATGATCAATGGAACACTGTTAACCCAGTTTCCACCAACACCAGAAATATGTCTCAATTCAGTGTTTTCACTTACCAAGCTGGTCAAGGTGTTGATGACTCTCAACCTCCTTCTTACTATGCTAAATTATTATACTCATCTGTCAACCCTGGTGCTGATACTGAAAATATTAACTTTAAATTCCGCAGAGATGTTTTCTTAAACCCTCAACAACTATCTTACAACTTGGGTTCTTACATCACCAAATTTGCTGTCGTTGTTTACTACACTGTCGTAAATGCTGATGGTACTGGAAAAGCCGGAACTTTAACCTACCAAGTCAAACCTTGGGAACACAATATCACTGTCAGAGATATCTCTGTTCCTGTTGCTAACTGGGTTGATAACAGATATAGCTCCAAAAACTCTTCTAACTCTTACGCTGATATGGATGTATGGGCTGTCTTACCACAAGTTTCTGGTTTATTGATTAACAATATGTACAACCCTGTTGAATCTGGTGTTATCCAATTGAATGGTCATGATAGATTTGATACTAGAGATGGATCTTACTTCCACTTAATTCAAACTTATGACTACCACAGTTCTACTCCTCAACCAGGTGTTAACGTGTATTCCTTTGCTTTGCACCCCGAGCAGCATCAACCAAGTGGAACGTGCAATCTTTCTAGAATTGATAACACTACTATCGTTCTTAAATTATTCACTGATGTTCCTTTCCCAGATCCTTCCAGAAATCCTCCTCCTCTTTCTATCGTTGGTCCTTCCTCTGAATTCTTCATCTACGATACCAATTATAACGTGCTAAGAATTATGAGTGGCATAAACCCACCTGTGCCCAACAGTCAGCCACCACACAAGTTATTTAGAGATACTTGTATGGGAAAATGGTGTAACTCTAAATTGTTATATATTGAACTTATGCAAACAATATATAATACATATAACTGGCTAGTGATGATTTGTTTAATCAAATTATTGCAACAAAACCAAATTGCGGGAAACTCCTCAAGCTTTGAATACCACCCAATTAGAGAAATCTATTTGGGGAACACGGTTAAATGCCGTACCCAATGGTAACAATTTCAAAGATTGGATAATCCGCATCCAAGATTCCTAACCCTAACAAGGAAGGAATAAGGTTCAGAGACTAGATGGTTTTGGGCAGTCTTTAATGATTGCTTAAGGTATAGTCCATTTTCTATTAGAAATTTTAGAATTACTTTTTATATCCAAAAATATTATACTTTACATTTTAAAAAAGGATATAAGGGGTGGATTGGCATACAGCAACTAAAGTGCTTTTTATATATTTTATTATATTTTTAAAATTACACTTAATTAATAAAAATTGATTTAAAGAAATAATATTATAATTAATTATAATACTATGGAATTTTTTACATACAACCGAAAACAAAACATTTTCACAACAGAAATTAAAAATAAAACTTTAATTTTTGATTGTGCTGAGGATTTATATTATTTGAAAGATGCTATTGAAACTGATAAAATTAAATGGAAATTTGATGAAAATAATTTATTGTATTGTAAAGATAATGATAGAAATAAAATATACTTAATAGAAAAAATATTTAATACATCAATTACCAAAAAGTAATTTTTAAAGATAATAATTATTTAAATTATTCAAAATCAAATATTGCATTAGAAACGATTATTTTAACTGATTTTTCAAAATATATAATTCCTGAAAATTTTAATGTTATAGAGAAATATGACGGTCAAAAAATTGTTTCAGGACAAAAGGTGGGTGAAATTGTAAATCCATATTGGAAAGTATTAAATAAAAATGATAATACTACTCATTATATTATGCATACTAATCCAGATAATTATGTGCTGATATCATTAGAAGATATTGAATTAATAACAAAATATACTTGGTATTCAACTGATGGCGGAATTAATACAACAATTTATAAAAATAATACAAAGAAAAGTATATTTATGCATCATTTAATTTATTCAAAATATGACACCAATTATGATGGTAATTCAAAATTAATTCATAAAAACAATAATAATTCAGATAATAGAAATACGAATATAATAATGTTAAAAAATTTAAACTTATTGCAAGACAAGTATGAAATTATTCATTCTTTTACTGGTCATTCTTCAAATGTTGGTAAAAGTGCCGGAGAAATTTTAAATAGTTATTGGTTTGTAAATGATATAAATAATAAATTAAATAAATATTATGTTATGTATTGTAAAATTAATACATTATGTTTATTTTCTGAAAAATCATTAAATTATGTGTTAATTAATTCATCTAACCAAA